CACGCATAGTCAATGCTTATCAAAGACAAGAAGGACAGTCAGGTCGCGCTTCTCGTAAGATGAAGGGTCGCGCAATCTTTCGTGCATGGGCTGAAGATCAAGGCAAGGCTAATGCAGCTGTTGTCAAGGCGATTGAAAAGTCTAGAGTTGAGTTCGAGAAAAGGACACAGGTGCGCTAATGGCAGCAGATGTAAGAATTGACATAGCCGCCGAGTTCACGGGCAAAAAGGCTTTCAAGCAAGCTGAGACTTCTACAGACAAACTGACAAAGAATGTCAAGGGTCTAGCTAAAGGCTTGCTTGCTGTCTATAGCGCGCAGAAACTTCTGTCCTACGCTAAGGCTTCCGTTAAAGCATTCGCAGAAGATGACAAGGCTGCTAAGGCTCTAGGCACTACCCTAAAGAATCTGGGTCTGGCTTACGGATCTAACATTGGCACAGTCAATGGCTTTATCTCTCGTCTTGAAATGCAGACAGGTGTGCTCGATGATGAACTTCGTCCAGCAATGGATCGCTTACTTCGTGCAACAGGTGATGTCACTAAGTCACAGGAATTGCTTGGACTTGCACTTGACATCGCGGCAGGTACGGGCAAGTCAGTAACCCAAGTTTCACAAAGCTTGCAGAAGGCATACTTGGGTCAAACTCAGGCACTAGGTCGCTTGGGTGTAGGACTTACTAGAGCAGAACTTTCAACATCAACATTTGAGCAGATCCAAGAACGCTTGTCAGTTCTATTCGCAGGGCAAGCAAGCGCGGCAGCTGATACTTATGCAGGTTCACTTTCTAAATTAACTGTGGCTTCTAATAATGCTAAAGAGACTATTGGTAAGGGTCTTGTTGATGCATTGATGACTGTCACTAACTCCAATTCAACAGATGAGTTTATCGCTAAGATCGATAAGGCAGCGCAGTCGATTGCTAACTTCGTTCGCGAAACGGGCGAGTTTATCAAGATCACCAAATCAATCTTTGACTTCAAGAACCTAAGTTTCTTCGCTCCATCTGGCGGCTTATTCGGAGATGGTAAAGGTTTTGGCAACATCTCGATGACAGTATCCTCACAGGATACACAGCGCGCAGATGCTATTGCTCGAAAGAACGCAATGGCAATGACAAAGCTTACAAAAGAGCAAGCAGCAGCACAGGCTAAGATTGTTAAAGATAAGAGACTTGCAGCAGCTATCGACAAGGCTAACCTTGCTCTTAACAAGGGCAACGAAGTCTTTGACATGGACAAGATTCAGATTGCAGCAGCTCTTACTAATCAGGCTGAGCAACTGGGTAAGGCAACATCTAGCGCACAGATTTTACAAATTGCTAACGATACTGCTCGCCTAAATGTCAAGCGTTCAATTCTTGCTCTGGAAGATGCTATTGCTGCTAAGGATGAGCAAGCCATTATTGCAGCCACGGCTAAACTCAATGCAGATCTAAAGGTACTCAATGCCTTAACTGGTCAAAGTGCAAAGATGACAGACATCAAATCAATCCTTGACAGCTTGAAACCTAAAGACCTAATCAACCAAGCCAACTTAGACGAGGCATTGCGTAAGATTCGAGAACTACTAGCCCTACTTGCACAAGCAAATCTTCAGGCTACTGCTCCAATACCGACCAGCGGATCTTTAGGCTCTGGAATACCTGTTGGAGATTACATTGCTCCAATTCCTAAGAGCGTTGGACTTGCAGCTTCAACAGCAGCACTTATTGAAGCATCTGAAGCTATTCAGGCACGCGCAGATGCTTTCACTATGTTGTTAGATTTACAGACAGCAGCTGATACGAAAGCATTGGCTGCAAGTTCTTTAGGGATGCAAACTATTGCACAAACACTCAATCTAGAAGATGTCGCTCGTTCATCTTTATTGCAAGGTTTATCAGGTGGCGCAGGTGTATCAGGCGCGGTGAGCGGATCAAGATACGCTGCACAGGCTGCTGCTCAATACAACATTACAGTCAATGCAGGTGTCGGAGATCCAAATGCTATCGCTGAGGAAATCGAAAGATTATTGCGTGAAGCCCGTGAACGAGGAACGCTGACAATCGCATGACATGGCTTCCAGAATGGCGCGTAACAGTAGGTGATGATGTCTATACGACTGTCACCTCTGTGTCTTTTGCATCTGGTCGTTTAGACATTGATAGACAATGCACAGCAGGCTACTGCCGAGTAGAAATCATAAACACAGACAATTCGCCATTTACCATCAATGTTACAGAGCCAATCACTTTAGAGCTAAAGAACAGCACAGGGACTTATGTAACTGTATTCGGTGGCGAAGTCTCAGACTTTAACATCGGAGTGCGAAGCCCTGAAGAATCAGGTTATGTCACGACTGGCACAATTTTAGGCATTGGCTCACTTGCTCGCCTGACTAAGGCTATCTATAACACAGCCCTTTCAGAAGGTTTAGATGGCACACAGATTGCAGCCATTCTAAGCAATGCCTTAAATCTTAATTGGAACGAAGTCACACCAACTGTGACTTGGAATACATACCCAGCAACTACGACATGGAACGAAGCCGAGACTTTTATTGGCACAGTCGATGCAGGGTTTTACACAATGATCGCAGTTGCAGCGAGTGCGAGTGCTAAAAGCCAGACACTAGCTGATCAGATTGCCAATAGCGCACTTGGTCAGATTTACGAGGAAAAAGATGGAGATGTCTCTTATGCCGATGCAGACCACAGATCCAACGATCTTGCAACAAATGGCTTCACTTTCCTTAATGGCGCGTATGCAACACCAACCTCTATCACATCCTCAGTTCAGACTTCTCGCATCCGTAACAGCCTTATCTATCGCTACGCCACAGGATACGGAAGCACATACAGCACCTCAGATTCGGACTCCATAGCCTCTTACGGGCTATTCGAGCGTTCATTCGACTCCAACATCAAGAACCTTGCAGACATTACCGACATCGCTTCTAGAGAGCTTAATTTAAGGCGCAGTCCTAGAGAGCAATTAGGTGTGATCACTTTCCGTCTGGATAATCCGAACATGCCTAGCGCAATGCTTGATGCCTTGATTGCTGTCTATTTCGGTGAGCCTGTATCTATTAGTAATCTGCCTAGCAATTTACTAGGTGGAACATTTCAAGGTTTTGTCGAAAATGTGGCACTTCGAGCAACCCCTAGTTTTGTGGACATAACCCTCTACATCACAGCAACGGATTTATCCCTTAGCACGACTCAATGGGAAACAGTAATTCCTAGTTCATTAGCTTGGACAGGCGTAAATGGTACACTTATCTGGAACAACGCGACAGGAGCATTAACTTAATGGCAACGACCCCGAACTTTAACTGGAGCACTCCAGACAACACAGGATTGGTTAAGAATGGTGCACTAGACATTCGCACACTCGGTGATGCTATTGATGCTTCAATGGCTGATCTAAAAGGTGGAACGACTAACCAAGTCCTTGCTAAGAACAGCAACACAGACATGGACTTTAAGTGGGTTGCAGATGCTTCTGGCATTCCTGCAACGATCATCGATGCTAAGGGCGATCTTATCGCTGGAACAGCAGCAGACACAGCCGCTCGATTAGCAGTCGGAACTAATGGTCAAGTTCTTACAGCAGATTCAACAGCTGCAACGGGATTAGCATGGGCATCTGCTGGAGCACCGACATACACATGGGCAACCTACACACCATCAAACATAGGCATAACAGTAGGCAACGGCACACAAACAGCGCGTTTTGTTAAAGTTGGCAAAACAGTTTTTGTTTCTTATCGTTTTGTTCTTGGTTCAACATCTTCTGTAAGTGGTGGGGTTTATGTTGGTATGCCTTCAAACAGTAATTCTTACTCGACTTGTCCAGTTCAAGTAACAGATTCAGGAACTGGAAATTATGTCTGTCAAGGCGCACTTGATCCCGGTGGTGGACAAGTTTTAATTCGACCAGTTAAGACAAATGCAACCTATGGCACTTGGGATGACTCACTTGGTTCGTTAATTACTTATGCTGCCAATGATGACATCAAGTTCTTTATTACATACGAGGAAGCATAAAAATGACATTTACATTCAATCCAGATTTTCCAGATGCGACCAACGAACAAAAGTGGGAGCAGATTAAGTTATGGCGTAATGCTCAACTTATCGCTTCTGACTGGACACAGGTAGAAGATTCTCCAGTAGATAAAGCGGCATGGGCTACTTATCGCCAAGCATTGCGCGATTTACCTGCTCAGGGTGGCATCGCAGATGCAGCGGAGTTTCCTGTTGCACCATGAAACCACGACTAAGTAAAGCTGCTTCACAGTTAAGGGAGCAGATCGATGACTCGTTCCCAGATCGTGACCGCACATCGGATGGTTGGATCGGTGATACCCGACACGCTACTCGCAAGTCAGATCATAATCCTGATGAGCAGGGCTGGGTTCGTGCCATTGATGTGGACAAAGACTTATTCAAGGCTGGAAAGCCAGACATCATGGGAGATCTTGCTGATCAGCTTCGTGCCTTGTCCAAGTCAAAAACAGACAAGCGTATTAGTTACATCATTTACGATGGACGAATCTGTTCCCACATCCTCAACTGGAAATGGCGAAAGTACACAGGGGCTAACAAACACACTAAGCACATGCATGTTAGCTTTAAAAAAGAAGCTGACAATGATGGTGCTTTTTTTCAAGTATCTATGTTAGGCGGAAACTAATGGACAATCTCATTCTCATCATTGCTGGCATTGCTGGTGTTGCTGCTATTCCTGCACTACGCCAAGCCATCAAGTCATACCGCGCTCGTAAGTCAGCAGCAGACATCATTGTCGATGCACTAGAAGCAGCGATTGACGAGGTTGATAAAAAGTGAGCCAGACGGATTTCTTTCAGCTCTACATTGCCACGCTAGTCACTCTCGGTGGCTTGT